CCGTGCCCGAGGGATATATATGGAATCCTCAAGGAAATGGAGGTAAGGGATCATGGCAGCCGCCCAAGCAGTAGAGTACGACGCGCAAGGCAAGCCGCTCCCCGCTTCTCCGCAGGGCGTTGAATATGATGCCGAGGGGAAACCTATCGGCGCGGCTCCGAGCGCCCCAGCTAAACCGTCGATGCTTCAGACCATTGGGCAGGGCGCACTCGATTTCGGAAAAGGCATAGCCAAAGGCGGACTCAACACTATTCGTGGGATTGGCAATTTGGAAGGGAAGATCCCTGGCCTGAAATCCCTCATGCCTGGCGACGTGCAAGATTATCTGGGGTCTGAAGGCGAGAAGATGAACGCCACGCACGGCACAGCGCAAGCTATTGGCAAAGGTACCGAGCAGGCGGCAGAGTTCATGCTTCCCGGAGGAGCTGAGGAAAAACTCGCAGCGAAGGCTCCGGCAATGCTTCGTCCTCTGGCCCGTATTGGCGCATCGGCGCTGTCATCCGGCACGGTCAATAAAGTCCAGGGAGGGGATTTCGGCACAGGCGCGGCTTTAGGCGCTGGAGGCTCTGCGATTGGGCAAGGAATGAAGGCGGCAGCCCCAATCGTTGCCGAGGGCGCTCTGGGGATTACTAAAGCCATGCGTGGAAGAGGCCGGGACATAGGCCAGGCTGTGCTGGATGAAACGAAAGGTATTCGGCCAGAAAGTGTTGCAGAGAGCGCCAAGGGGCAAATATCCTCTCTGTATGGAGAACGCCAACAGTTGCTCGATAGCGCCAGCGCGAAGCCGAATCCAGTGAAGGGATTACTTCCAGCGCCGAAGCAAGAGATACCACTCGCCAAGTCTGCGGACGTGGAAGGGCGTCTTTCGCAACCGATTCGATTGACGCAAACAGACAGACCGGGACCGCCCATGCTGCAAGCTCCATCTTTGAGTACCCCTATGGCATCGGGTCATCAAGTAGAATTTCCAGAGCGCCTAGCATCTGGCGATACAGGAATACGTCAAACCGATTTTGGTTCTCATCCAGGCATGGGCCAATCGCAGTATATCGGCCAGATTCCAGGGGAGCGCGGCGGCACAGGCCAACCTCAAGGCGTATTGTTGCGCCCCGGCGCAACTGGCGGAGGCCCTATCCCTGAGATGCTGCCAAATGCTTCAGCATCCCTTCGCCCCGCCCGTAACGTCCTCTCGGAAGCCGTAGGAAAAGCGCGAGGAATGGAAGCCCCGACGCTCCACGGACAAGTTAGCAATATGAGCGATTTCCTGCATAGAGGAGCGGTAAGCGGCGAAGCTATCCCGGAGAATATTACGCCATCTCATCTGGGAAGGCTTCAACAGGGATTCAGCGATGAGCACTTAACTTGGAATCCTGCAACCCACCAGATAGCCAACGCTGCTGGACAGCGGGCATATGGGGCGATGACTGGAGAATTGGGGCGCGTTGCCCCGGAGACGCTTCCGCTCAACAGTCGAATCTCCAACTTGATACCCGCACAAAGGGCAGCGGAATCCGTAAGCCGCAATGCTCCAACTCTCCAACGCGCCGCCGGTCGATTTGGAGCCCACACAGGGGCGCTCACATTGGGCGCAGCAGGAGCCTACGAAGGCAGGCGAGAGGGCGGTATTCCTGGCATGATCGCGGGAGGAGTGACGGGAGTTTTAGCCCCGGAATTGATAGCGTCTCCAGAGGGACAGATGCTTGTCGCGCGTTCGCTCAATAAGGCAGGGAGTCTGAAACCTGCCGTAGGCGGACTTTTGCAGGCGAACAGGAAAAAGGGTGACCGATGATATTGGTATTTGCCATTGGCTTAGTGGTCCTTCGTGGGTGTTATTCCCTCGGGGAGGCGTATTTCGAGAGGGATTGGCCTCGTTCGACCTGGCGCGGTCTGTTTCTCTCACTGGTGCTGCTTGTGTTGTGCGCCAGCGCATTCGGACAAGCCTCAAGGGTGGACATTCAACTTCTCACCCTCGGGAGCACTGTGGCTCAAGGTCAGGGCGCTATGGCCCAGGCCTTGTGGGTTGGCCAATCCACCGCCATAGTCTGTACCCATCCTTCATCTACCTATGCGGCGTGCGCGGCGAATCCGGTCACAACTTACACGGACTCCACCGAAGCAACGCCATGCGCGACCAGCACGCAACTCGTACAGCTCCCAGGCAACACGTGCACGAAGTATACGGGCATCGCGGCCAATCTTGGTTTTTGGTATGGTGGCGGAATAGCCGACTATTGGATCACCACGGCCTATGGGCAGTATGGGCCATACACCGTAAACGAATCAGGCGGTGGCGGCGGCGGTGGGGCTGTCAATTCCGTGGCGAACTCGGATGGAACTCTGGGCATCGCTCCGACCACCGGAAATGTGATCGCCTCATTGAATCTGGGGAACTCCAACAACTGGACAGCGACACAAATCTTCCCGAATGGAAGCATCACCAACAGCGAACTAGCTAACTCGTCGGTGACCATCAATTCGATCCCGTGCGCTCTCGGCGGAACGTGCACTGTTCCCGGAGGAATCACTCAGCTTGCAGGAGACGGAAGCGCGGGTCCCGGATCGGGACTGCAATCATTGACGCTCGCTACTACGGGCGTAACGGCGGGCAGCTACACCAGCGCGAATATCACTGTGGATGCCAAAGGCAGAGTGACGAGCGCTTCGAGCGGAGCCAGCGGCGGGATCGGGCAGCTCGTCGGCGATGTGACTGCCGGCCCAGGGACGGGAACACAGACTGCCACACTATCAACTTCCGGGGTAACGGCGGGCAGCTATACAAACTCCAATATCACGGTTGACGCCAAAGGTCGCGTGACTTCAGCGGCCAATGGTAGTACGGCAAGCAGCTTGACAGTGGGAAGCACGACCCTGAGCGGTGCAACGAATGGCTACGTACTCTACGACAATTCCGGAGTGCTGGGTAATCTATCGCCGACGATCACCATCAACAGCACGCCGTGTTCTCTCGGGGGAAGTTGCTCGATAACCGGTGGAAGTGGGACGATCACCGGCGTCACCGCCGGATCAAACCTTTCGGGTGGTGGCACGTCGGGGACCGTGACCATAAACATGGTAGGCAGCCCCGTTGTAAGCTCGATCTCAGAGTCCTCAAATGGTTCGGCCACATCTTCTGGCGCATACCAGATGTACAACTACGCCGGGGCCAACGAAACGGATTTCGTCAATAATCCAAGCGCAGGCTCGGGTGGGTGGAACTTCTACAACACCACATCGGGTGGAACTTTCGGAACTCCTGATTGGCTCGTCGATGGGAATGGGAATGCCACCTTCAATGGCACAGGTACTTTCCTCGGCAGCGGAAGCCCTGGAATCACGATGGCCCCGACCACTACCCCGGCGACCGGCTCGAACAACTACGGATCGGTCCCGTTGACCTTTCAATCAAATTTCTACAGCGCGGGATCGTTCACCGCGCAATGGAATGTCGCAGCCAACATCGGCACCGGCTCAACCCCTTCCCCTGCCCTCGTGTTCTCTGGTCCCGCCGCGTTGCCAGTCAACGACGATGTGGTTTACGAACTTGACCCGTCCATCGCGGCTACGTCCAGCGTGAACTACAACAGCCCGAACATTTTGCTCAAGGCTCCCTACTGGAACGGGACGGCCTCTGCGGTCGATACGTGGTACATCCTGGATACGCTTGGGACAGGCGCGAACCCGTTTTCGGCTTTGACATTAAGCCACGGAGGAACGTCAGGAAATGCGACGGTTTCTCTCCCTGGTATTCAGATCGTCAATCCCACGCTGGCCTATCCGATTGCGCTGACAAATAACACCGCTTCGACTTCCGGGTCCAATGTTCAGGCTCCCAGCATGACTTGGAACGGAACCTACTGGAACGGCTCGGCGTCGGCGACGGATAGCTGGTACCTCACGCCATCGCAGGGGACCGGAGCCAACCCCTATTCGATCCTGAGCTACACCCATAGCGGAACTTCCGGGACGGCAGCAGTTCAAGTCCCGCTGCTGAAAATCCTCGGTATTTCATCGGGGTGCCTGCAATTGAACGGCAGCAACCAAGTTACCTCGACGGGGGCAAACTGCGGCGGTTCTGCTTCGGTACAAACTATTTACTCATCGCCGACGAGACAGGTGAATGTCGTTTATCAGAACACGGGGGCTACCGTGCGTATGGTAAACGTCAACGGGCAGATGCAGGTCCAGAATGGGTACATATGCAATGTTGACGCCTATACCTCGACATCTTCTTCGCCGCCGATTACGCCTGCAAATGCGATTGCGGGGTTTGGATCTCTTACAACCCTGGGCAGCGCGGGGTACACCGGGGTTTTAAACGGCGTTATTTCCTTCTGGGTGCTACCTAACAGTTACTACGAGGTAGTTCCGAATCCATCGTGCGGGTGGACGCAAGCGTACTGGTGGGAGCTTGAGCTATGACGAGATTCCTCGTAGCGTTCCTGCTCCTCCCAGCGCTCGCTCTCAGCCAAGGCAGCGTTACCGCAGGCCAAGGTGTCAAGGCGGGCGTGGGAGCGTTCTTTGGTCCTGCTGGAGTGCCGCCCATCCCCCCCCCGCCGAGCGGGAACATCACATTCTTCCCGGCGGCAGGGACCATTAGCGGTACGAAGTCGATTTGCATCCTTGCGCCCAGCATGACAAGCTGTGGAGTGGGTTGGCCTGCCGGTGTGGATGTGTTCTACACGCTCGACGGCTCGGCGGCAAACGAGGCTTCTCAGTGGTACTCGTGCAAGACAAACACGAGCGGCTGCATCACGCTGCCTGACCCGACTTCATCCCGTCAAGTCATTATCAACGCCGTGGCTGTGCAGACGGCTAATACGACGCTCCCTGGATGCTCTCCCACTCACCCATGCATTGGAGTCGTCGTGGTGGATGGCCACCTTATCCCCTCGCAGGGGAACACGAACGTAGCGTGCTCTTCCTCATCTTCTTCCCCTGGCTGCCCGGCTGCCAACTTCGCGCAATCCAGCCCGCCCTTCGGGACGAGGACCAGCGCATCGAATCCGCCTCCCGTCCAGCACGGCTCATGCACATCCCCTACCGGAGGAACGAATCTCGGAACGCGTGGAGTAGTCGGAATGGACTGGTACTACACTGCCCAGCCCCAGCCGCTCGTAGACCCCTACGTGAATTCAAACACGATGGTGGAGATGGACTTTGGAACCACGTCGGCGGTCGATTGCGGGCTGTCTCTCACTGAGCCGCAGGTAGGTGACACGGAAATACTTGTTCCAGCGATCCACACCACCAATCAACTCACGGGATCGTCGGGCACCGGGGCGACAGCCTGCGATAAATGCACCAACTTTGCGGTGAGTTACTACATCGCGAACGTCTATGAAGGAACCCCGCCGTCCGGCACTACTTTGAACCCTGCTTACACGTCGGAAATAGAGGCCGACGCCAACCAGTCAAATGCGACGTTCAACACGGCAACCGGCTACGGGTATGGATCGTTCAATCTGAGAGCGTCGATGTTCAACGCGGCCCCTGTGACGGTGGGCGGGGTTGTTCATGGGCAGTGGGAGTACAGCAACCAGTCTGGAAGCTGGAAGGCATTTCCCTTATTCTTCCCCAGCGTTGCGTCTGTTGCCCACGATGCTCCGCTGCCTTTCGGCACAATCGCGGCGCTTACATCATCGTCTACCGATTGCGGGATCACGTTCACGCCGGGGACAACAATCTACAAGGGGAGCGGAAATACCGGACCCTCTCTCGAAGTCTCTTATCCGCTAGAACCTGGCTTCCTGCTGGTCGATCAGGGTACAACAAGCGCAGAGTCGATTCTTTTGCTCGGATCGCCTGGCGGCTCCATAACCGGCTGCATGCGCGGGGCTGGAGGAACGACGCCTCATTCTCATGCGGCGAATGCTTTGGCTACAGAGATGGTCAAGGTCATGTCGCATGCGACTCAGGCCATGGGGACAGGTTCAAGCGGCTGCTCGGGAAGCTCCGCTGCGGTTCAGGCTCTCTTCATGGACTACGTGAGCATCAACGGAAACTATTATGGGACGGGATTGGCAACCGGAACAAACACACTCGACTTCCAGACATTGATGGGGAAAAGCCTTGGAACTCCCACTATCAATGTCCTCAATACATGGGGAACGCAAACGGCATCAGGTGCGGTGCAGTCCAAGGTTTGTTCATGGTTTTATAGCGGCCTCCTGGGGGACCGTTTCTGGGACCAGAAACAGCCCTACACAAAGCCGGGAGAGGGCAATCCCGCACTGATCGGCATCTTCGATCAGCACGACAACGTCACCGCCTCTTGGGGCATCATCGGCAGCCCGCAACAAGCCGTTTACACGCAACTTCCATAGGAGCACTATGAAACGCATTCTCGCAATCCTAGCCTTACTCGCTTCGGCGTCGGCATTTGCTCAGACGGGCGTTTCGCCGATTAAGCCCGTGCAGACGGACCCCTCCGGCTCGACGCCCTGCAATCTGCCCTGGCAGTACAACAGCGCGGACGGCACGGCATGGTACCCAGCGAATCAGTCCGCCGGGAGTTGTACTTGGGCAGAGTTCAGCAGTAGCGGCGGTGGTGGAGATACCATCACCAGTCCGAATAGCACGCTCTCCGTGGGCGGCACAAGTTCAGCAACTACCCTGGACCTGAATCTTGCGCATGCAAACACATGGACGGGGCAGCAGACCTTCGTCGCCCCGGTGCTGGGCACCCCCGCGTCCGGCGCGATTACCAACTTCACCGGAACCTGCACAAGCTGCACCGCGACAAATGCGGTGAACGTGGGCATCACGGGATCGAATGCGACAAATGCGAATTTCTACATTCCGTTCGTCGTCAACAATTCAACTAGCAATCAGGCATTGCAGACCTCGTCCGGGTTCTATTTCAATCCGAGCGGAAATGCCCTGACCGTATTCGGATCATTCACGAATTTTGGAGGCATCAGCACCAATCAAATAGGCAGCACGTCTACGTTCAGCGGTACTTCCGCAAATAACATCCAAAATAACTGGGCTCCCACCTTTACCGTCTCCGGCACGGGGCAAGTGCAGAGCCCCATGTACATCGATCCAACGTACAACGAGGCATCGGCCACTGGTGCTATCAACTACGACCTCTACATCAACCGCACTGAGACCTCGCTGGGCACGACACCGGGTGCGCAGGACTTGATCTGGGTTGGGGTTGCGGGAACACCTAAGTTTACCGTGGATCACTCAGGCAACGGCGTCTTTGCGGGAGGAGTGACCGACAGCGCCCTTACCTCCGGCTACTATCCCCTTGCCACAACGGGGGGCCTTTTGGGCAACGGCCACATAGACGACGGCGTGACGACAGCGGGCACGATCACGGCGAGCGAGCCGTTTGTTATCGCGAGTTCAGTAAGCGCCTCAACGCTTAACGTTTCGGACACAAGCTCTTTGAATGTCACTTTTAATTCAGGGACTAGCGGCTTAAATCGGGCGACTCTAGTCACTTTGCAGAATCAGGGCACGTCTTATTGGAGCTTTGGGTTCGATTCGTCGAAGCGTTTTATTATCACGGACAACGTAAACTCTTTTAACGCTTTCCTGTCTATCCCGAACGGTGCCACAAATCTCAACTCCGGCGCGGGCGCAAACGCCATCGCCTTCAACGGCACAGCCAACTCCGGCACAGGCGGCGTAACCTTCGGCTCGGGAGGCGCATCCCCGACAACGGTTGCGACCATCGACGGCTCGGGCAATGTGACGGGCCTGCACTACGGAACGAACACAAATTGTTCCAGCGGCGCATCTCCTGCTGTTTGCGGTTCGGCCTCTGCGGGTAGCGCGGCTCTGCCTACCAATGCGGTATCGAGTTCTATCGTTGTCCAGACTACCGCCGTGACAGCAAACAGCCAAATCTTCGTTCAGACGGATGACACGCTGGGGACCAAGTTGGGCGTGACATGCAACTCGACCGTCGCCACGCTCGTGGGTGGATTGACCATCTCTGCGCGGACGGCTGGCACCTCATTCACGATTGCCAACAATGTCGCTATCGTCACGAATCCGCTCTGCGTTTCTTGGAATTTGGTGAATTGAGGCTGCCATGGCGAAACCGCAGAGCGAGTACATGCGCGTGCGAGTCGATGGCAGGCTTGTGAAGATGACCATTGCCGAGTATCGCGAGTGGCTGAAGAAACAGCAGCAGGTTACAGATGAACAGTACAGGGAGTGGCTGAGGGAGCAGGGCGGAAAGAGGTAGGCGTGACGAAGGCTGACATCACACAGTGGGGCGGTTTGATAGTTGCAGGGCTTACGACTCTTACCACGATCTGGAATCGTCTCAGCATCAAGAGACTGGACATGAAAACTGATGGGTTGCTTCAATGGCGGAGCAGGGCAGATCGCGCAGAGGCTAAACTTGAGGAAAAGGACGATGTGAGGGATCGTGCTCAAAAGGAACACAGCAAGTAGGGCCTGTCCGGCAGTAATGGCCGGAACCCGCGAGGGCGCAGGAAGGCATCTAAATCGAAATGGAGAAAATTCGGGCCATGGTCGCAACTATCAAGGAAGGCTGGCCTAAGTGGGTACTTGGGGTTGCGCCAACGCTCGTCTTGCTGGTTACCCTAATCTTCACCAGCGGGGCACGTCTCAGCAGTATCGACAATCGTCTCACTGCGCTTGAAAAGATGGATAACCGGATCGGCTCTCTCGAGATGCAGGTGAATTCCCTTCAACTCCAAGTGCAAGAGTTGAAAGACGAATTGCGCTATGAAAAGAAAATTGTCACCTATTCTGCGCCTCGGGAGCGTTACAATTACCCCCAGAAACAGACACAGGAGGCATTTGACAAATGACCAGCAAGCCGTGCCCCTTCGGACCCCAGAGTTGCCCTCCCCCACCCGTCGTAGCCGTCGCTGAGAACGTCCCCGAGGGAATGGACCCCGCCTCGTGGATTGCCGGGCATACCGCAGGCCAGATTTTAGCCAACAGCAGATACCTGCCCATCCTGCACGGCATTGCGGCCCAGCAAAACGCAGCCAAGAGAGCACTATGAACAAGCCGCCGGAATCCCTGTGGCCTGTTATCCTTGCAGGTATGGGGGTTGCGCTCGGCTTTGGCATTCTACTCAATCACACCGCGACTGACAGCACTCGCCACGATGTTGCGAATCTGGCCCTCACGCTCATCGGTATCGCCGGTGGCCTCTCTCGTGGCGGTTCGGCTTCGACCTCCAACGTGAACGCTCCCAATTCCACCATCAGCAACGAAACCGGCGGCGGCTTTCCGCCCAAAGGAGACAAGTAAAATGAGTTTTCTAAGCGACATCGAAACAGCAGGAAAAAAGATCGGCGACTTCTTGACGGGCGTCGTCGACGGAGCACGGAATCTTCAGAAGATTTATGGCGCTCTCTCTGGGCCGGTTATCGCGGCTTCCATGGCCGTCTTCTACGACGTGGTGAAAACCGTTTCAGCGGCTCAGAGTACGGCAGGAGCGGCGGAAAGCGGCAATGCGCTGATTTCAAGGCTGGCGAGAAAACCATCGTGGCCGACTTTGAAGCACTCAACATCAAACTCTGATGCACCGCTGGATCGTCACTATCGCCATTGTCACCGCCCTGGGCCTAACGGTCTGGGGCGGTTTCGGCTTGAATGCGCATCTCATCGCCGCGCTGGATGCTTGGGGCGGCGGCGCTGCGACCCTGACCAAAATCAATACCACGCTCGATACGGTCAATCGGCCATGCGGCTCCGGGCATCCTTGCGGGACTCTGGCGAACGCGGATAAGGCCATGGTTAAGGTGGGCGACATCCTCGTGACCTCCCAGCGGCAGGAGAAAGACGTTGCGGTAGCGGCTGAATCGAATATGGCGGCGGTGAACCAACTGGCCGGTCATCTCGATAAAACCGCTGATGCGCTCACAGAAACAGCTCAGGGCGCTTCCGTAGCTCTGGGGACGGCTAATTCATCCATCGCGGCCTTGCTGCCCCTAGAATCGGCTTATACGGCCACGGGGCAAGACTTGGATGCGGTGATCCGGGAAAACTCCCCCTCATTGCACGCTTCGCTGGTGAACGTGGCAGGAATGACGGACAACGGCAACGGCGTTCTGGTGGATCTTCGCAAGATGTCCGACAAAGCAGAGCACGACCTCGACGCAGCCAAGCCGTGGTGGGAGCGTGGACTCGCGGCTGGGAATGATTTGGTTAGGGCTGGATGTTTGATCACAGGTAGGTGCCCGTAGGAGAAATGATGGACCCGAAATTAGCAGCTTTTTTGTCGCTCATTGCGTGGAGCGAAGGCACCGCCGATGGCCTGGATAGCGGCTATGGCGTGATCGTGTCTGGAGTCAACGGACCGAACTCATTTACCGACTACAGCGACCATCCCTTCGCCGCCGGCCGTCGCCCCATCCTCGTGAATGCGCACTCGACGCCGCCTCTTTACTCAACAGCCTCCGGGCGCTACCAACTCATGCTTCATTGGTGGCACCCGTACAAGATGGAGATGGGTCTTGCTGACTTCAGCCCAGCATCTCAGGACGCGGTAGCGTTGCAGCAGATGAAGGAGCGGGGGGCCATCGTCGATATCGTATCCGGGCAAATCGACCTCGCGATTCATTTGTGCTCGAACATCTGGGCCAGCTTCCCTGGGAATGACTACGGGCAGGGTGGTAAGGCTATGCCCGCACTGCTGGCAAGGTACGCTGCGCTTCTCGGCGACTCTCCAGCATAGTCAGAACCTCTATCACTTCGTTGATTGCGGTCCCAGCCTTGACCATGGCTGGCGTGTAGCGAAGCACCGTGATCCCCATGAGCGCGGCGGAATTATATTTCTGAATGTCATTTATGAACCCCTCCGGGCGCTGATGTCTTCCCATGCGATGCACTCCGCCCTCAATTTCCACGGCAAGCCCGTGACGTTCAAAGAAGAAGTCGAGCCTCCACATGCGCGGCGGAGCGAACTGGTACTCACGAAGAGGAAGGTTGAGCGGGTGAAAAGTTGCCTTGCAGTGCAGCCAGAATTGCTCTTCGCCCGCCGATAGGGCTTTGGGTAGTTTAGTCGTTGTAGGCAAGCTTATTGCCTCCTTTCATCTGGTTTCCTCGATAGCAGGAGGCTCCGTTGATCCACTTGCCGTTGGGGAGTTCGATTCTATCATCGCGCTTGCCACCCCCTAAGCCTCTCCCGTGCTCGTGCTCGAAGGTGCTGTCCTCTAGCCTCAGCGGCCCAGCGCAGCATCCCAGGTGCACCGCCAAGCAGCAGATACCGTTCTGACGCTCCAGCATGAGCTTGATGCGGCGCTTGTACTCCCTGCGGCCCTCTGACGTTCCCCGATAGGCTCGTTGCGGCAGATTTCCCTTTGATCCAGCATGACCCTGAATGCCTTATTCTCCGTCTCCTGTGGGCGGGTGTTCTTGGGCTTGGGGAAGGGGGGAGCGGTGAGAAAGGCGTGTGGACTCATATGGACCCCCCGGAGGCGATTGATAGCAGCAAATCGCGGAATGGGATTGGGGTACTCAGTCGCTGGCTTTTACTCAGTCGCTGGCAGGCTCCAGTCTTGATGGCTCGTGCCCGTTCTTCTTTCGAATGGTAGCCGTCCTCCAGTCGCACGAAATCTCCCGGAGCTCGTCCCCATTGCAGTTCTGGAATATCGACCCCGCAAGCATACAGCCAAGTCAATTTACGAGCGCGGTGTCCATAATTAGCCTGCTCTACTGCGCATGTCCACCCATCAAATCCAGCCAGCCAGTCAGCCCGCACCCAGCCGCCTTCACGTGGTGGCCGCATCAATCCAAAAGCCGGCCACGCGGCCGATCCCTCTGGGTGTTCAAGGATGCCGCCCCAGCGCCTCACTGCCATCAATGCAGCGGCAAAGCATCCATTGTCATCGCCTTTGATTAGGCGCGGCCAGGTTGTAGGCGATCCACCCCAGTAGCGGCCCCATCGCTCGCAGGGCGGGTGCGCTACGACGCGATGGGGACCCGCGTAGAGTCGAGCATCGCGCTTCTCATCCCATGGGGTCAACGTCGGACAGGCCAAAGTAGCAGCCCCCCTTAGCCACGTACAGGGCCGCGATCATGCTGCCGCCTCTAGCGCCGTCTCCTCGTCCTTTGCGTGGCCGCTCCAGGCGAGTATCGCGTGGTCGTTCGTGTGGATGATGCCAATCTCGTCGTCCGTGAGCACAAGCCAGCCCTTCGGGAGGGAGTAGACGTGGTAGTGGTTGAAAGTTTTCATCCTGCCTCCTTGTCGGAATCACCATCCACCATGTCCTGGTGGGCTAAGATAAAGTCCTCGCAAACGGCCTCCAGGGCTTCGCTACGGCACTTGCATCCGTAGAGCACCTTAGCCATCTCCACCGCCTCATCGATCTTGCTGGACACCGATGCCTCTGCCATGACGATAGGCTCTGCGCGTCTCAAGATGCTGCGAGTGATCTCGGTTCATCTTTTCGACGAACTCTCTCTCCGGCATCGACTTTGCCGCGTTGACCACGTCGGGGAGAAGACGGACGCCGCTCGATACCTTCTTCAACTGCTCAAGGTTGGCCCGCTTGATTTGGAGCAAGTCTTCAAACGGCATCTCCCTGCAGTTCCTTGACGGCGTTCAAGGCTTGCCGGCAATAGCTCCACGACTCCGGGCACGTCTGCTTCAACCAGCGGTCGAAGGACTGGAAAGAGCTACCCACTTCCTCGTCTATGACCCACCGGAATAGTTCCCGCTCTTCGACTATCAGCATCGCCATGCCACGGAGAGCGTAAACCTGCTTTTCCATGCGGTCTGCTGAGGCTAGGATGGCCGTCAGTCGCTCTGCGGCTTCTTCCTGGGCCATGAGTCGCAGGGATGCCCAATCGGGAGTTTCTGGCGAGGAGTGTAAGATTACACCGCTCATCGCATCACCAGCCCGACAGCAGCGCCCGCTAGAATGCCTAGCAACACCGACGCGACAATAGCCAGTCGCTCGAAATGTGTTCTCTTCACGTATCTGCTCTGATGTCTGTTCATGGCACACACTCCCAAAGTTCATCCCACCCGTAGTCACGGATGATTCGGTACATCTCGCGCTGCTTCTTCTCTGAGGGGTACAGTTTATCTCTCAGTGCACGGCCCTTTACGGCGATATTCTTCTCCACTGCCCGCCAGTAAGCTCGCTCCTCGGGCAACACCGCCTGAGCCATGATTGCCAGCCCGTGTTGCCGCGTCAACTTCACCAACGTGTCTTCGTCTCGTCGGGTGACCTCCCACTGGCGGTTAGGCTTGAACTCGGTGAGCGACAGGTCTCTGACAGACAGCCCCATCGCCCCGAGTATCTCTCCCCTAGTGCAGCCGGAGAAGCATTTTATCCTCACCCACCCGCCGATCTCCCTGACTGACAAACTGCGGCTGCGGTCACCGTGTGCGTGGGCTAGCTGGTTGGGACACTTACACTGCCAGCCCTTACCCGCCTTAATTCCATGGAGCCGCCGCGCAATTTGCGATCCTGTCATGCGAGGCTATCTCTCTGGGTTCACTGCGGTAGTTTGTCTTCAATTGTTTGTTCGGCCATTTGGCAGAAGAAAGAGCAGGCGAAACTCTGCTCCTTTTTCATGTCTCCGCGACCCTCTGGAAGTTCCGCTAATGACATGCGTTCGTTCTTTCTTGGGCCACTACGGAAGCGCAGGAAGCTCGCTCCCGGCCCGATGCTTTCCTGAATGGTTTTGATCTGCACAAACCGCTCTGGAAAGTCGGCGCGGATGTTCTGCCAATATGCCTGCCCACCCTTCGGACAGCCGATGCAGTTTGCATTGTCATATCCAAGTCTGTACATCATCGGAACTTCAATTCCGGCTCGCTGGATGATTGCCAGACAGTCTTCTTTACGTAGCCCCTTTTCGATCAATGGTGCGCGAAACTGCTCATCGGGGAATCGGTCGCAAAGGCTGTCAAATCGCGCCGTTTCCTCTGCCGTGAAGCCCAGCACTGTCACATCTCCCGGCTGCGCCAGCTTGCCCATAACCTCGCGTTTTAATTCTGTTGAGCAGGGTGCGTGCCGATGGTTGATGATGAACTTTTTTCGTATCCATATATCGTGCGTTGAGGCATTCCATTTCTCATTTCGCACAACCGTAATCGGACGCCCAAACCATTGCTCGCAGTCGGCAAGGAAACGCCGGTTATCTTCGTGTTCTTCTTTGATGAAGGCATTCACTATCAACACGTCTTCTGGCGCATGCTCGGCAAGAATTAGCTTCGTTGCGACCGCCGATGCCGCGCCACATGAGAACCTGCAAACCATCCTTGCCATTGGGCCTCTCGATCCCTCTAAAACGACGCTGCTGCCAACTACCGTACTGCGTCAAGGACGCTATTTTACCGCTGGGCAATTCTGAACTGCCGGTTTCTTCTTCCTCGGAGTGGCCGCCTTTGGTGCTGGACCAGAGCAGGCAGGCCACGCAAACGCCGTGGTAGTGGTGACCATGGCAACGACAATGAGAGTAATTAAGCGAAGCGATTTCATGGTTTTTCCTTTGGCTTAGTGGTTTCTGATTTTTTAACGGGTGTAGGATGGGGGACGATCTTCCACGGATCAGCTTGGGAACTTTTCCCACTCCACTTATTCGGCGTTGCTGTTTTGTCTAGGCTTCGCAGTATACGAAGAGTTTGTGTTTCCGCATTTACGCATTGACCCCATCCATCCCTCAGAATCTTCTCTTCTTTCATGTGCTCCTCATACTCGCGATCCTGCCGTTCGAGGAAATACTGTACCGCTTCGGTTAGAGTCATACCGCCGAGAAGTTGGCAGTTACGCACCTTCGTGGCACTATTATCGAACTCGCATTGGAGGCTACTCAAGGCAGGTCCATCCCAATACTGAGAAGATGTGAAGGTTTCGATCAGCGGTGTAGGTGTGGTGGGGACCTGAGTTTGAGCAAACGCTGGAATCGTTCCAGCGAACAGAATTGCCGTGATGATGATCTTCCTCATGCTGTTTCCTCTTTTCCTCTGCTGCCTAACGCCCTCCGGTTCCACCGCGCCAGCACGTCGGCCCTGCTAGTAGACCCCGGCAGAGTTAACGCGCAGTCGTCGCATTTAGGCCAGTAGATGGTCCCCTGGTCCATCCCAATGCCTGTACTGTGGAGCGATGCCGAATCGCCGCACAGCGGGCAGTTCCTTATGATCTCGTTTGCTTCGAGTTTTACTTTCATCAGAACTCTCCTTGGTATTCTTCGGTTGCTGGTTGAGATTTTTTCTGTTCACGCCACTTCTTACCCGACTCCGCGATGAATTCCTTGACTGCCTTGCGCGGTGTCATTGGCACCTTGTCGAGACGGTTCGGCCAAACACCGAATTTTTCCCTGAACTTGTTTGCCGCCCATCCCTCTTTGAATCCGCGCATCTGTGCGAAGTCGAGAAGGCCAGAGTAGAACGCCTGCTCCTCACTGCGCTCAAGCCGCTTAGGTCTTGCTGCCTTGAGGTCCTTCTTTTTCTGTGCTTCAATCCTCACCAGATCCGCGTTAATCTCTTTTGGGCTCTTGCCCTTCCATAGCGGCGTGAAGCAGAACGGGCATACATCGGCGCTGCGTGAAACCAACATATTGCACTTGGGGCACTTCTTCGGCTTAGGGGTAGTGTTGTTCTTCGGCTCCGCTTTTTGGCTCGGATCGGTTGTGTCCAGCTCATCGTGATGAATGTCCGTGAACAGACCCAACTCTTCAGCGGTGCCAGCATGATCCAATAGCAGGCACGAATCCTTTCCGTCAGCCAACCGAATGCCCCGGCCACCATCCTGCACCCATTTCATTTCGCTCTTAGTCAAGCGCAGGTAGATGATGCAGCGCACATCCTCGTCAATACCGATGCCAATCGTGTCGATTGATGAAAGTATCTTGATTTCGCCGGAGCGGTACTTCCGAAAAACGACTTCCCGCTGTTCTGCGTCCATCGTTCCATCGATATACCCGCAAGGAACCCCAGCCTCTTCAAATTCCTGCTGCATCTTCTTTGCGTGGTTCCGATTGACGCAGAACATGAACGTCTTTTCGCCGATGCCTTTCTCCTTCCATGTCTTCACCACGTTGCCGGCGATCTTAACCGTGGTCATGGCCTTCTCGGCTTCGCCCTCGACGTAATCTCCATCGAAGTTTGTATGGACCGTGGACACGTCCGGCATGAACTCCTCTGGCACCCCGTATCCCACAACCGGGGTAAGCCAGCCCTCCTCAATCATCTCTGCGGTAGTCGCCAGAACGATGAGCTTAGTCCAGCGCAGGCCCATCCCTCTGGCCCACGGCGTAGCGGACAGGCCGATGACTACTTTGTCCTTCCATGCCTCGGAATCGAGAATCTTATCGAAGGCCGCGAAACTTAGATGGCATTCATCAACAATGACGAGATCGATTTCAGGCAGCGGCCTCTTCACGAGCGTCTGGACGCTTGCCACCTGCACTGCTGCCTGAAAATCCGTTCGCTCGTGAGTCCCCTGGATTACGCCGATGTCCACAATCCCCTGGGATTCAAATCTTTTGATTGTCTGCCCTATCAGCGATAGTCTCGGGACGCAGAACAGCGGGCGTTTGCCCTTGTCGAGCGCCCCGGCAATGATATGAGCGGCTAGTACAGTCTTACCTGACCCGGTTGGGGCCTGGAGAACGATGCGCTTATGCTTCTCCTTAATCGCAGCCCTCACCGACTCAATGGCGGCGACCTGGCGTTGGCGCAAGGGGTGAAGGCTGCGGGTTTTCTGTTTAAAGAGAGAGGAGACTCACAGGTATTTGTCCTTGATGTCGCGCAACCAGAAGAGCTGCTTTACACTCACAGGCCCCGGACGGCTCATCTTGCGTATGAAGTCGTGCTCGTGCTGCGACTTCCCGGTTACATCTACAAGCATGATTACGATACGAGTCGCTTCCTCTCTACGTTCAACGTCATTTAGCGTACATTCGCTCAGATCGTGATAGCTCATGAGTTTATTTCCGATTCCATTTTCGCCTTCGTTGCCCGATACTGTTCTTTGTTCCAGATGAGCAGGCATAGTGTCATGGTTTTCCTTTCGGTGTGGGGGTTGAAGTTTCACTTACAGCGCAAATTCTCCGGCGAAGATGGTTTCCCCGTTCCATGGGGAGTTTGGATACAGCCGAGCGTAGTGAGATAGGTAGGCCTTATTCAACTCGGCGTCGGCCTTCCTCCACTCGGCGTCGACCTTATTCAACTCGGCGCGGGCCTTATTCAACTCGGCGCGGGCCTTCCTCCACTCGGCGTCGACCTTATTCCACTCGGCGCGGGCCTTCCTCCACTCGGCGCGGGCCTTCCTCCACTCGGCGTCGACCTTATTCCACTCGGCGCGGGCCTTCCTCCGCTCGGCGGCGGCCTTCTCCCACTCGGCGTCTGCGAGGACTTCCGCATCTAGGATGGGGGGGGTCATCAGGCGCAACCGCAGGGCGACATTATCTGTTTTTGAGCGAAGGATGTAGTTAATGCGATTCTCAACTGGTTCGGTCAGACGCTCCAACAGCACTTCGTGGTGGCAATGCAAAATCCAGTCTCCGACCTTCATTCCTTCGCACCTTGCGCGGCAGTCTGCCTCCTCCTTTTCGATGGACTTCAAAATCAATGTCATGGTTTTCCTTTCTCCTCAGCGTGTAAGGGTGTCCCGTCCCCGCAAGGGGAGCAGGGCGAGGATCACCTCAACCGCAGCGTTTTCGCCAAACCCTAGTTGCGACCATCGCTGCTTGCTGCACTTGTTGCACTTGAGGTGGTCGGCTTGGTTGTTCGTTTCCCCGCACATACAACGCCAATGTTTAAAGTCGGGTCCCATCTAGGTCTCCTTTCAGTAGGTGATGGTTACATGCGGAATCAGATTCAGTTTGAGTGCCAGCAGAACGCTTTCGGCCTCGCCTCGTGTGAGTCCGCAGCCCATCAAAGCCTCAGCCACTTTGTGATCAACCTGTCCCTCATGGATAAAAGATGGGATCTGCTCTTCTGGTTCTCCGTGGCCCTGATTGCTATCGCTGGCTGGGTCGTTGTGGTTTGCCGCCAGAAGTTCTCTGCTCCGGGGTCACGCCTGCGTAGTGGTACACGCTTCCCTGCTGCCCCGCCGCTACCTGCTTCTTCGTCGGCGTGAATTGAATGCCGAGGGTTAAGGTTTCTGGGTCATAGCCCACTGCTGCGATCTGCGAGCTTGTCACTGCGGTGTAGTTCATTGCTTTCCTCCCCTACACTGTTTCCTTAGATTCGATAAATTTGCCGTCTTTAACCGAGTAGAACGTGTCTGCTTTGATTTTCTTTCCGTCCACTCGCGCCACGCCGATAGCCTTGACTTTTAGGTTTTCGTCGATCTCGGACACCACTAGCCATCCACCCAACGGGCCAGCCGCCGAACCTCCCCGACCAAGCGCAGCGGAGATGGACTGCTTCCCCTTTACCGACGACTTAGCAGAGTTTCCAGTGGTGGCTGAGTGCGCATAGTTTCCAGTGGTGGCTGAGTGCGCAGAGTTTCCAGTGGTGGCTGAGCGCGCAGAGTCGCCAGTGGTGGCTGAGTGCGCATAGTTTCCAGTGGTGGCTGAGTGCGCATAGTTTCCAGTGGTGGCTGAGTGCGCAGAGTCGCCAGTGGTGGCTGAGTGCGCAGAGTTTCCAGTGGTGGCTGAGCGCGCAGAGTCGCCAGTGGTGGCTGAGTGCGCATAGTCGCCAGTGGTGGCTGAGTGCGCAGAGTCGCCAGTGGTGGCTGAGTGCGCAGAGTCGCCAGTGGTGGCTGAGTGCGCATAGTAGCCAGTGGTGGCTGAGTGCGCATAGTAGCCAGTGGTGGCTGAGTGCGCAGACTTTCCAGTGGTGGCTGAGTGCGCATAGTAGCCAGTGGTGACTGAGTGCGCATAGTAGCCAGTGGTGGCTGAGTGCGCATAGTTTCCAGTGGTGGCTGAGTGCGCAGAGTTTCCAGTGGTGGCTGAGCGCGCAGAGTTTCCAGTGGTGGCTGAGTGCGCATAGTTTCCAGTGGTGGCTGAGTGCGCAGAGTTTCCAGTGGTGGCTTTCACCTTGTCAAACACAAAGGACACCGCCACCTTGATTAGTGCCGGGATCTTGATCTCCGCAGTAATCCTCAGAGACTCGGCTACTCGCTTGCTATCGCCTTCCTTTTTGTCCGACACGCCTTCGGCATCAACTTCGGCGTAGCGGCTACCGTCGTTCGGTTTGTACCACGTGAGCGCATCTAGCGGGTGCTCAACGAAGTGCAGGCCGGAATTGCACAGACTTACCGTGCCGGAATGTTTTTCCGTCTCGCCGATGGCGTATTGCATACCACGGCACTTCAGGTCTTTATCGAATCCCTTAAATCCCTTCACTGCTTTCCTCCTTCGATTACAGGCTTGCCGTCTACATAGGTGTAGTTCATTAGAATACGACCTCTTCTTTCTCTGGCGCGGGTTCTGCCAGCGTGTTAGGCGCAGCGAAGGGCTTCAGCGTGATACCTTGAAGCGCGTCGATCAGCGATGCACCGGTAGCGACTTCGCTGGCTACCTTCCGGCATTTCGGGAAGCCTTGCCAGTCGTAGTGACGTGAGTTTTGGCAGATAACGTCGTGCAGTACGGATTCCGTGCGCTCCATCTCTGTCGCCTGTTCGTCGGTGATACCGACGCCCTCTTCGATAGTCCCGTCTTTCTTGAGTATCTTCATTGCTGCTCTCCAATCTGAACGGGCTTGCCGTCCATGTACTCGACATATTCCCCGGTCGCCGGGTCTGAAATGGAAACCACATCGTTGATGTCGATGAAGTGTCTGCCGTTCTTGTCCCGCTCGGTGACAAACACTTCAATTACCTTGCCAAGGGACCCCTGAAGTAGTTCGAACAGGCTCTCATGCCAGCATGTAGCGTGGTCCGCAGTCCACTTGCCGTCAGGAGCGACCAGCTTGCCGGTGAACGCCACATTCATCGAAGCGTTGCTATCTCCGTCCGCAGGCCATACCTTGATCGCCGCAACGGTAAACACCAGATTCGCAGGCGGAATCCTCTTAACGATCTGGACAGCGTTAGCCTGTGAGACCGCTGGGGCGTTCGCTGGCTGCCGGATGGAGGGTTGAGCACCCGTTACGCTCGCGGGAGTCACTGGGCCAGCCTGCGGAGCTTCCGTGCCGTGCTCCAGCCAGCCGCGAATCGCTAGTCGCGGTATCAGGTGAGGCCAAGTCGACTATCTTCTCGTTGAACAGGCCGGTGCGGTCCTTCGACACTTCCCCGCGATGGTCCATCCCCAAATCGAACACGAGGGTAAATTCGTAGTCCATCTGGTCGCGTTGGATCGGAGCCATCCCAACCTTCTTGGGAACCTGCTTGCCCTTGTCGTTGGCCACAAGGATGTAGTCCTGCTTGGAGCGCATCGTCGCGATGACGTGCATGGGCGTCTGCAAAATCACCTGCTTAAACGCCTCATGTTCCGGCGTGAAGGTGGCCCAGTTGGTATAACCGTTGCTTCCGGGCCTTCGGTCCATCTCTTCCTTGCGGCGAAGAATACCGCCTTCACCGTCCCACTGAGGCGTGATCGAGTCGAGAATGACCACGTCATATCCAGCCTTCGCCACAGCATCAATGCACTGGACGTAGCGAGCCGTGGTGAATGGAGGTCCGAGCGGTATCGTGTCGAACTGAAAACTGTCAGCGTAGAGCGATGCGGACTCGTTCTCAGTGTCTACCACACACACCTTGCCATTCGGCCAAAGGTTCTTTGCCAGCGCCAAGGCACCCCACGTCTTGCCTGATCCCGATGGACCCTGTACGGCCATCTTCAACTTGACGCGCTTCTTCTCCGCTTTGCGCGGGACAAATTCGTTGCTCATTGTCTCCTCATTTCTTCCTCGGGCGGACCCGAGGGCCACCGCGCGGCGTTGTATCTTATGTCGGCTTCCTCTGGAAAGAGCAACCGCATGGCTGCTTCCATGGTCAGGTCACCCGACGAGACGAAGTCGAGCACATAGAATGCCACGTCGGGCTTTACGGTGCGTCTAGGTATCGTCATCGTCATCGGAGCACTCCACTTCCGCCTGAGAGGGTAGGGCTTCGAGTGCGTTGACGAGGAACTCTCTCGTCTTAGCTATTGCCTCGTTCTTGGCGTCTTCGATATCTACAGAGCGGAGGCTTCGATAATCCCACAAGGCCCCCCCAAGATCCGCGTACCACCCTTCGCATCCATGACGGCGGGTAACGACGAGTCTCAACTCGCCGACCCTCATCTCAAATGAGCAGGGAATGCGCGCTTCTCCACGAGAATAAGATGTGATGTCCTTCCACTTCATTTACCATCCTCCTTTGCCCGGCGGGCATTGTTAGAACGCCCCTAGTAAAGCCTCTACATCGGTAGGCGATAGCATGGGTGAGACGTACCCGGAGACGACCGCCATTTCAAAGGGGAATCCCAAATCACGCTTGCATTCGACGAAGTTCTCAGCGTGGCGGCGCTCGGTGAATGTGCCTTGTGTTAACGGTTGCCAGTTAGACTGTTTGTCAACCCTGTAAAGCGCGATGTGAATCTGTTGTGCCATGTCCCTTTCCTTTCTAGCGGCAGAGCCACGTTACGAAGTAGATTACCGCCGTAACAATGGAGAAGATGGTGGAGTAGTTGAGGTGTCGAGACGGCTTGCTCGATCCGAGGATGTTGGCGTGGGGGTAGCTCATGCGATTGCCCCCGCGTCAGTCGAGATTGCGATACGGACGGCGCGCATCCACGCCCTTGCCGAATGGCTTCCCCAGAGCACATTTTGGTTGGGCACGCGTTTTCCCGTTCACAACCGCCGTCAGCCATCGGGTTCCCAGAGCGCCTTCGATGATTTTCATCTCAAACCGGCAAGGACAATATCTACCTTGGACGCTAACCGTTTCGCCGCACTCCAGCCTGGCCGACAAATCGCACAAATCGCCTTCAGGAATAGCCGCCCGTAGCTCCTTACAAAGCGTGGCACGCCGACCGAGCCAGATTATCCTTTCTTCGTGTTGATCCGGGTGCTTGTCCCAAGCCGCTTGCCAGCTTTCAGCAGATATGGGGTTTATGGGTTCGAGACGTTGAAGTCTTTTGCTCATAAACGCTAGCCTCCTGTCAATTTGACTTATTTGAAAGCGTGCCTCTCGCGCCCGTTCGTCCATTGTGCGGCCCTCCATGAGGTTGACTCCCTCTCATGTCCACACTCTATGCGATTAGTAATCGGATGTCAACAAGTATTTTAAAAATAATTTAGGCATATCCGATTTGGTGTAATGTTACACTTTTCGCAGCGAATGGGGCCGGTGCAAGCCGGGATCTCGTTTGCGAGTACAGAGAGGAAGGAGGAAGCGGAAACCGCCAGAGCCACGTCGGTCCACCTTGCGTGGGCCGTTCGTGTTTATAGCCCAAAAAAGAAGCCCCTCTTTATAGGGGTAATAACATACTTGACGAATCAAACAAACTTCGATATTCTTAATTCATGCAAGAGCCTAAGACACTCCGCGAAGCCATCATCTACTTCTCAAGCATGCAGAACTGCATTGATTACATGGTAGTTCGCCGCTGGCCTGATGGCGTTGTCTGCCCCACGTGCGGACGCAAGGATGCCCGCTTTCTCGCCAAGCAGGGCAAGTGGCAGTGCAAGAGTGTCCACGCCAAGCGGCAATTCAGCCTCAAGACGGGCACGGTCATGGAAGATTCACCCATCGGCCTTGAAAAGTGGCTCCCGGCCATGTGGCTGCTCTCTAGCGCCAAGAATGGCATCTCCAGCTACGAATTGAGCCGCGCTCTCGGCGTCACTCAGAAGTCGGCTTGGTTCATGCTGCATCGGATTCGGCTGGCGATGAAGAACGAATCTAAGCTGACGCGTGAAGGAATTCGTAATCGTAGTTGGAGAGCATCGGAGCAGCCCAGACGCCGAGGATTCAATAACGCAGTTGTTCGCGCGTCTAAATACTCCCCCGATTGCCCAGGTTCCCTCTAACCTAGAGATGATGGCACGCCTAGCGCCGCCCCAAAATAATTGATAGTCATTTGAGCATGTAGTCGGCGGCTAAGAGCAGTATAATTCTGGGCACTATGCCGATGATGATTTACCTATTGTGCTCTGTGTGCGGAGAGCATATTGAAGCCCCGCTGTCCACGCTTCGACAGCCATATCCGTATCAAGGCTCGTCATCCAACGCCTTTGAGCCTGTAGCTGTTGCATGTCCTCAGCTGCAAGACTGTAGAAGTCCAAAGTACGGCATCGGTTCTTGTGGCGGCGGTAGTACAAAACCCCGGCCCGGCAGAATGGCGTTTTGACGACGTGTGGCTCGGATGCGGAGTGGAAGGCTGCGAATCTCTTCTACCATTCGTGCATAGCTGGAGCGGAGATACGCACGAAGAAAGAGTCGCCGAAACCAAGACTTGGCGCGCGAAGAACCTAGAGTGCCCGAATGGACATCCGGTTTCCCTCCCGAAGTTCTTCGATTAACGCGCTGCCCTGTCACGGCACTTTCAGTATGCTCGGGTTGGGGTTGATTCGTCAAGTATGTTATTACCGTTGTGCAAGGTTGTGCGGGGCTGCTCTCAAAAAGGTGAGAGCATCGGGGAGTCTCGGCCACCACCCCGCATTTGCAGAATACACCTCACCGTGCTATATTCGCAACTGTCTCGGTCACTTTATGTGCAAATCTTCGACCGATATAAATCTGCATACACTGCCTCGGCAGACTTGGTCATCTCCACAATATAAGGAAGGGGAGAGACCGACATTTCTTGATCGCCTTTCCCTCCCTTTCCGGTTGCTGACATTGACTACTCCTTGTTTAAATCTGCCTCAATTTCTGCAAGGGTGCGAACGCGACCTGCGCGCAGATCTTCAAACGCTGCAACTAGTCCATTTCGTTCCGTATCGTTTGTGAGCATCTCAATCATGCTCAAAAGTGAGTTCATTTCTGCCCTCATCTCTCAACCCTCCCGGAAACGTTCACCACACTCGTTGATACGCCATCGAAGCGGCCACTGATTCGGTCAAAGTAATACCGACGAGACCCGACGCAAAGAACGGATAGGCGCTTGTCTGTATAAAGGTAGACGGTCTCATCGGTTTCCGAGTCAACGTACTCAAACGGTTTCAACCTGGCTGGGCTATGAACCCAATTCATGGTCCAGCCAATAGCATTCAGGACCGCATCCTTCGCGGCCAATTTGCGCTGTTCCCACCGATTATTTACGAAAATATCCATACTCGTGTGTTGGAAGCGAAGCTATCACATCGGGTGGCCTAGAGAACATTAAAGTTTTCGTGTGGTGGGACTGTCACATTCGAGGCATTCCCGATTTGCCGTTTGTTTCAAACTGCACCACTACCAAGGTGTGCGGGGCTGCTCTCTGAAGATGTCCAGTCCACCGGAGAGCCGGAGCGTTCGGCGGTCCGCCCCGCTGGTTGCTATGATACCCCAACCCGTGCTAAGGTTGCAATATCCAGTTCACCGAATGCAAAAACCCCGACAATTCGTCTTACGTCAAGGTTCTCGCAATCGTGCGCCTGGATCGTTGCATTGCGTCCAATGAGGACAGTCCCTCAGAGGTGAACCGGCCCCTTGCGCCGGCCTCCGGTGCTCCCTGGTCGATAGAGGATCGGACTTCTGCGGGAGCCGAGCGTAAGCAATTGGGAGCTTAGAGGCACGTTGCGACCGACCGACGATGACAGCATACTGTGATCAAGTCGCACGAAGAGCATACCACCCTTGCTTTTCGTGTCTCTCCCTCCCTCGGAATCAAGCATTAGTCGTTTAAAAGCAACAACTTAAGGAGAGTCAATAAATATAAGCAGATTCCTCTTGACATCCGATTACTAATCGCATAGAGTGGTGTTAATGAGGTTTCATGAAGCGCAAATGCAAATTCTGCAGGACCGAGTTCACCAAGGTGAAGCCGTGGCAGTTGTACTGCAAGCTACAGTGCAAGAACGCTGCTGGGCAGAAGCGGCTACGCGCTCGATACAAAGCACTTATGCGCCGCGAGCGCTAGGACAGCGAGGAGGGGTAGGGTAATGGGAAACATGTCGCATTGTCGGTTCATTAACACACTGGAAGACTTGCGCGATTGCTATGACCACATGGAAGATACGGGCCTTTCAAGAGCCGAGGTCGACGCGCGTGCCAAGTTGATCGAACTCTGCTCGAGCATTTCGGACGATTATGGCGAAGATTTCAACTAATCACTAGCCACGGGCAAGGCTCGGCAAGGAGACAAGATGGACGATAAGAAAAAGTACGTGCCAGCACGGAAGGAAACGCACAGAGTGATCCGAGAATGCGAAGACTGTCACGATGAATTGATGGATATTCAACGGCGATCCCGGTGCAAAAACTGCGGGAAACTGGTGTGCAGTTGGTGCTTCGGCCATGCCCACGCTCTGAATATCGTAAACAAGGTCTGTGTTGCCAAGCAGACCGAAGCCGTGGTGAATGCATGAACCGCCGTGAAGTTCTCCGCATTGCAGGTGGTGCAGCAGCGTTACCACTCGTGCCGTTATCCGCCTTCGCCGGCCTTCATATCGTCGACCCCATCGCCATCCACTTCAAGCGGGGTCAGTTCCGCACCTGGAACGCGGATGAGTTGCGCTACGACTACACCGGTCCCGAAGTGCAGTACCGCGCCCTGTGCCTCTACCGCTCCGATGGGCTCGCCGTCGCGTTCCTGAGCACGCAGAGCTGCCCGCTGGCGAAAGCGAAGGCGGATGCCCAGGCGCAGATGCTCGCGTTCCCTATGCCACGTGGATCGTCGCCCATGACCGAGGCGGATTTCAGGTTGTGGGTTCAGGAACTGAAGCAGAGCTTAGAGGGATTGTGATGGACGAACTAGCCACCCGCACTTTAGCCACGGGCGCAAGCTAGGGGTCCCAGAGCCGCAAAAGAGAGGGTTCCTTGCTATCATCGATCCCGCGTTAACCCTCTCATAACGCCTGATCGATGTCTGGTGAATACATCCACTCGGACTTGATCCGTTCGACCTCAGCCCAGGGGATACGGTAGTCGCGTCCGAGAGGCCCACCGAGCCGGTAAGCCTTGACGCGGCCTTGCTTTATCCAGTTTTTCACCGTTCCAGGGGAGCATGAGAACGCTTTGGCTACCTGAGGGACGGTGTAGTCCTTTTTGTCGGTCATCTGGTCTCCCTGCGGCGCTTCTGGGCTTCTTCGATGGCTTCGATAAACCTTTCGGCCTGGGAGCGGCTCACGATATAGGCTTTTTCTCGATTGCTGTAGCGGGCACTTCGGGCCACTTGCACGGTGAGGATGCAGGCGGCTGTTGACATCCACCCATCGATTCCGGGGGGGATGTGCAGGGCAATCTTCCCTTTCGCGTACCGGGCGTCGTTCATCGTGTAGCTCAAGTCTTGGTCAAGAGACCAGTCAAGCAATTCAGCTACGAGGCGAGCGCATTCTAAGCGATAGTATCCGCTTCTGGCATTACCGCGCGCGATGATGGCGAGCGTCTCACGTTTCCCATCTAGCCAAGGCTTGTAATTGCCATGGCGAGAGACCGGCGTTGCATTGAGGCCAACGAAGCTTCCGGGCCTCACAGCGCCACGGCTGGTGCAGGTTTCAGACTTCACATAGGCATAGACTTTGCGGCTCATAATTCATTCTCCTGTGTTGGTATGGTGGTGAGACTACAGCATCTTACGTGTGACCTTCATACCGTCTCCTGTGTCCGATTTCTGTGGATTCTTTGCCGGGCTCGCGGTTTCGTGGCGCGGTCTATCCTGGACAAGGCGGCAATCCAGCGCAACAAGCTACGTGTGGATGCGCGGAAGTGGATAGCCTACTGCCGAATAGATGTAGCAAGAGGTATGGTGGGCCGGTACAATTCGTGGCGCGGTCTATCCTGGACAAGCCGGAATAGATGTATAACAGTAGGGATTTTGTTATACACTGTTATACATGAGCAAATTGATAGCGGTGCGCATCCCCGATGAGATGATGGGCAAAATCGAAGCGCGGGGGAGCACCTCCTCCGTAGTCCTAGCCGCACTCACTGAATACTTCTCCGGGCCGCAAGTCGGCAAGGCTCTGGCGATGGACCAAGAGGAGCGAAACTTGGCTCCATTGCCTGCTCACGGTCAACATCCTGAGCGTATCCCTGCGAGCGAGCCGGGAGCCAGGATCGCAACATGGACTGAGAGGGCATCGAGCCCTGCCACCAAATGCACCCAGACAGGCCATACCGGTTTCTACCGGTCTGACGGCTATTGGTGCGCAACCTGTCGTAAGATGTATGTGAGGTAAGCCATGCCAATCTTCAACGGATACGGACCGCTCACAGTATCGATTGGGCTAGGGGACACGGTTTCCCTATTTGCCGCCACGGACACGCTAACCCCTCCCGTGTACTCGCGTGTAGTGGTCATTACGCAGTCTGGTCCTACCGTGCGCGGGGTGCGGCAGTTCCAGATCGGGTTTGCATCGGCTCCGACTGCCGTTGTTAAGATCTTCGGATCGAACAATGCGCCCACGTCGTCCGCCCCGGACTCCAACGGTATCCTTCTCTACACCTCGACCAACACCCAAAATGATAACTATGTGGATGGGAGCGCTTTCGCCTACTACTGGGCGCAGCTAGCCTCTCAGTCCGCAGGCGGGGCGTTGACGCTCACCATGCATCAGGTTTAATGGCTTCTAAGATCATTCCTCTGGTGCTCCAGCCGAAGCAGTTAGAGATAGGCAAGCTGTTCTATCGCGCTGGGACTGAGGCTGCCACATGGATTGGCGGGGGAGGGTCCAGGGCTGGCGGCAAATCGGGCGGCCTGCGCCGCATAATGCTGGACCGGCGTCAGAATCGGCCTAAGACTCATGGGGCAATAGTTCGCCGCACCTGGCCTGACCTTGAGCGTAATCACGTACAGCGATACTTTCTTGAGTTTCCGGAGATGCGGGATTGGTGGCACGAGGGAAAGAAGAAGTTTGTCCTCCCCAACGGCTCTGAGATCCACTTCATGTTCGCGGAGAACCAGCAAGAGGTAGATCAGAAGTTTTGGGGTCCAGAGTTCTACGACATCATGATCGATCAGGCAGAGCAGTTCTCCGAGCAGGAGTTGCAAACGATCCATACTGCCAATCGGTGGCCGGGCGCTCCATTGGGGGAGTGTAAGACGGGGCTGTTCTTCAACCCCGGAGGCATAGGCACAGAGTTTCTGAGGCGTGTTTTTGCCCAGATGCGCTTCAAGGAGAATGAAAGGCCTGACGACTTCACGTTTACCCACTTGTTTGGGTGGGATAACTACGTATGGTTTGAGACGCTTGGAATTACCCCTCACCAGTTCTACGGGTTACCGGACGGGCTGAAGAAGGGAGAGGAGTGCAAGTATGGAGCGGACGGACGAGGCCCTGATTACCAGTGTTGCCGATTCCATTTATTCATCCATCGCACGGCGGAGGGGAGAAAGCTCAATTCGCTACCGCCTTCGTTGCGGGCTGGCCATTTGCTTGGTTCTTTTGATTCATTCGCCGGTCAATACTTTGCCGGAGTGTGGGACGAATCAAGATTGATACTTACACGCCAACAGGAAGAAGCGCTGATCCAAAATTGGTGGCCTCGATGGATGGCGCACGACGATGGATTTGTCCATAATGCCTCGGTAGGCTGGGCGGCCAGCGGGAAGATTACCCCGAAGGTTGCCAAAGAAATACTCGGCGCGGTGATTGCCGAGCCAGTAGAGGCTGTAGTGGTCTATCGCAGCTACGCCGAAAAGGGCTTGGAGGAGACGGCTTTGGTCCGGCGGTGCATTGGCACTATGCACGATCACGAGATAAAGAGGACGCAGCGCTATTTCCTGAGCGTGGATGCGTGGGAGAAGAATTCTACTGGAAGATCAACGGCGGAGCGTGTGGCTGAGGAGCTGAAGCGCCATGGTCTCCCACACTGCGAGCAGGCGGATAACAACAGGATCGGCGGCTGGCGGCTCCTCTATGCCATGATGAAGAAAACCTGCGACGTGATGAGCGGTTGCATGAATCCGACGCGGACGGACGATGACTGGGACGATGAAGGCGGCGGGTATTCGGTCAAGACACCCATGCTGCTGATCTCGGCAGACTGCGAAAACATTATTGAGTCCATTCCTCTCCTGATTCGGGACAACAAGCACCCAGGCCGGTCAGAAGACGTGCTAAAGACGCCAACGGATGCCGATGACGACGGGGACATGCTACGGTATTTGGTAAAGAGCATGTTGCGAGCGCGGGCAGAGGCCCCGCTTGAGGTCAGGGCCCAGGAGTATTATGAGACCCTGAGTCCAAAAGCCGACATGACCGCCAAGTCGGTGTTGATGGCAAAATGGAAGCAGGACCACTCGCCAAAGAAAGGATCGCCATGGGCAGCGAGGCAGTAATATTCATCCTGGCAATTGGAAACGTCTTTCTCGGGCTGGAGCTGTGGCATAAGAAGAGAGAGCGCAAATCCTCGGACCAATCGGCGCAAATGCTTATCGAGAAGCTCTCCACCGCCGTGGCTCAGAATGCCAAACTGGAGGACGAGATTCTGCGTCTTCGCAAAAACCCTTTGACGCCACCCGCCAAAAGGGTAGATCATTCAACCATAAGGGCGAACTCGGCGGCGCAGGTGCGCAGTATTACCGAATCAGCCTGGGGCAATATGCCCGAGATTGGAGAGCAAGATGGCGCGTGACGGATTCGATGGCCTGAGCAAGATGCGCGAAAAGGGCGAGCGCCCCAAGTATGAGCCAAAGCCCATGGAGGGCAAGAAGGCGGACTCAATTGAAGGCGGGGATGCGGGCGAACACAAGATCGTCGATCATGGCGATGGCAGCTTCCATAGCGAGCACCCGGACGGCACGAAGGAAGAGCATCCCACCCATTTGGCTGCGCTGGCGCACGTAGGCCACAAAATCACCGGCGGCGACAAGCACCATATCGTTCACCACGATGGCATGGTTTCTCATTCCCACTCGATCAACGAAGAGGGCCAGCATGAGGACCACGGCGAGGCGAACTCGGCTGAAGAAGCCAAGGGTGCATTGGGCAAGTTTCTCGGCGAAGAGGGCGAAGAGCCGGAGCATCAGGAAGAGCATGAGGAAGATCCCGTAATGGGCGGCATGTAAAGTTTGCAGTGGAACCGGCGGTTCGGGGCGCGTCGAAAGGCGACCGGATAAAACAGCCTCAACCTGACAGCCTGAAAAGACAGGTGAGGAGAGTGACATGGGTATCGTTTCAACATTCGCTGGAAGAACGTCCGCAAACTCTTACGCTTACGGCGTAAACCCCACCGCGCCTGCTGCCCTGATTGTACTGGCGGGATCGAGCGGCACAGGAGCTTACACGCTCACATGTCAGCCGCAGAAATCAGTCAACCCAAATCTTGCAAGCTGTGTTCCGACCACGACAACCCCGATCACCGTCGGCGTAGGTTCGGTTGCGGAAACCGTAACTCCCAGCGCTGTTACCACCGATGGGCTAGGGAACTTGCTGATTACCGCCACGTTCACCTATTCGCACATGGCGGGAGACACGGTGCGCAGTGGAACGTTTGGCCTCCAGGAAGCGTTGAATGCGGTAAGCGGGTTTGGCGGTGGCATTGTTGTGATCGACGGCCCATGGGCGAAACTGGGCGGGACTCAGGCCATTTTCGAGGCTGCGACCGAGCCGGCCAATGTGTCGATTGAGGACCTTCGTAGCGGTGGCGAGCAGAATTCGGCCACGCTGGCGCTTACGGCGGCTCAAGTCAACACCATGTACACCACTCCCGTCGAATTGCTCCCCGCGCCCGGCGCAACCGCGTTCTATGTGGTGACTCAGGCGATTCTAGTCAATGAGAATGGTGGAACGGCTTGGACCTCGGGCGGTGCCATCACGATTGGATACTCGAACGCCAATCCTGGCTCTCCGAATGCTCTCACCGGCACCGTTGCGGCCACTTTCCTGACCTCTCCGACCGTTACTCAAGCAATCACCTTGGCTGGAGCGCAGATTGCCAGTTCGGCGACGAGCGCGCTGGTAAACCTGGGCATTTTCATCTCGAATGCCACGGGTGTGTTTGCGACCGGAACGGGGACACTCAAGGTAAAACTGATCTACTCGGTAGTGAATCTGTAAGCCATGAAACTATACGCCGCTGATCGCAGGAAGATGCCGAAAAGTTCCTTCGCTGGCCCCGGACGTTCGTTCCCGGTCAACGATCCAACCCACGCTCGACTTGCGATTGGCGGCGCTACCCGCTCGGAACATGCCGGGAATATCTCGGCATCCGAGGCTGAGAAGATCAAGGCTAAAGCCAGAGGGAAACTGTATCCCAGATGAGCGCTGACTATTGCGCACGGCACGTTTGGAACAAGGCGCTTCATGGCCCTTGCTGTCAGTGCATGAGCGGCGAGCGCAAGGTGGATTATGTTTGGGAGCAGATGCGGAAGGCGCGAATCTCTCCCGAGATATGCAAGATTCAATGCCCCTATTGCCTGTCGGTGGTTTCGGATGGAAAGCCATGCTGCCAGACGCTTGGAAGGGCCATGGCTGCTATTCTTGAGCGCGAGGATCATGTAGAGGTGATGATGGAGGCCGCAAATCGCAACTAGCCCAGCATTGCCGCCGGTCGTCGATGGAGATGAGCACTCACAATCCATCCAGCAGCCAGACGACCCTCCAACCTTTGGCGAGAATAATCGCGACCTCCCCAAGATCCTCATAGACAAGCTTGAGGCCCTTGTTCGCAAGCTTCAGGACCAGGAGATGTACGACCGGCGCATCGAAGTTCTGTTCGACCGTATTTTGCGCTTCTACTGCGATGGAGTTCAGCATGTTTACCCGAATTGGGCGACGGGCGTTTACCAGGTTGGCACGGCGGGCGGATACGTCGACATTGGTAACGGTCAGAATGTACAGTGCCCGATGTTCATGGGTGCCTATAACATCTTCCGCTCGCGGTGGAGGAGTCTTGACGCGGTTCTTACGCAGAACCCGCCGGGCGTGGGATTCGCAGCAGACAAGCAAGACTCGGAGTCGATAGAGGCAGCGGAAACCGCTGAAGGCTTCTGGGAGATGTTCGACCAGTCCGAAAAGGGCGGCGCGGTTAAGCGCATTCAAAAGCGGGCCTCGTACATGATGGGCATGTCTGGGCGCGTTGTAGCTTGGACGAAGACGCTTAAATCGAAGGCGCGGTTTGGGGTCAACGATGCCGGCGAGCCGCGTTCGATGGAGACGGCTGACATCTATGGCCAGATGGAATCCAAGGTTCCCATTGTCTGCAAGTGCTGGGCGGACGCCACTTACTGCTTCCTTTTCGATGACAAGAGCGCGTTGACCCTGAAGGCGCAGAATGAGTGGATTCGTTCAAAGATCGTGCCCGGCGAACCATCGATTGGGGAATCTGACTGGAATAGGTTCGCGCGGATCGGAGTCAAGCAGGCCAAGAAGGGATTCTTCCTCACCGGTCTGGCGCTGAATTATCTCACCACTGAGCTGAATGGGTTTCTCCGGTCTGAGGTATTTGAAGACAAACTGTTCGACGATCCATACCCCGAGGCTGGCGAAGGTGACGTTCGTGACGACAAAAAGGCATTTACCTATCGGGATAAGTTCCTGCAACTGTTTCCCGACGGTTGTCACGTCAAGTGGATAGGGAAAACCTACTCTGAAAGCTGGAACGAATGCCCGGACGATGCCATTGATGTGGCGTTTCCGATGGAGCGGGACGGGATGACAGGCGGGGCTCTTATGGAGCCTATGAAGGTCGTGCAGGATGCCTATAACGACTACATGAACGCCAAGCGGGAGAATTACGAGACCGGATGGTCCGTGACGTACTTCCGTGGTAGCGATGAAGACTATGCAGCGGTATCCGATCAGCGCTCACGGCCAAATGACTACATTCTCCTCAAGGAAGGACCGCCGGATCAGGAGATCGGAAAGCAAGTGGTGTATCGCGAGCCGCCAGCCGCGCCGCCCGAGGGATTTGACCAGGCAATCGAGGAACTGCGCGGGACGGTATCCCAGGACGTTACCGGCGCATTCCCTGCCCTTGAGGGCAATGCCAAGGCATCGCAGACCGCCAGCGGCCAAGCGATGGACAGAACGCAGGCAATGGGGATGCTGGGTCCGTCCTGGGCATCGATGCAAATCCTGTTTTCTGGCATCGCAGAAAAGGCGGCGCGGCTGGCGTCGAAAAATCCGGATCATGGAACGGAGATCGCGGTAGTCGGAAAGGACGGCTCAAAGATCACGGTGAAGATGGAGCGACTGAAGAAAGGCAAGTTCCATGCCCACGTGAGCGACTCCAGTTTCCCGGAGACCACAGGCGCGAAGAGAGCTAATCTTGCCGACCTGATTAAAATGGCGGCTTCAAGTCCCGTGGGGCAAACGCTGTTTGAATCGCCTGATAATTGGGAGGAATTCATTGAACTCAATGGAAATCCGGACTTGGTATTCATCCCCGCAATCGCATTCAAGAAGCAAACTCGCGAGCTGGAGATATTGCTTCAAGAAGCTCCCATCATTCCAACGCCTGAAGACATTCAACAGGCTGCCGTCGCTCATGCTCAACAACAGATCCAGGCCGAACAACAGGCGGCAGAACAGGGAATGCCGGCACCTCCGGCTATCCCATTCCAGCCACCGCAGCCGCAGCCCTCATTGATGCCGGAAGCGGATGACTATCACCAGTGGGAATCGGCAAAGTGCCAGGAATACCTTTCGAGCGAAGATTGCTGGCTGAGGATGAACGTGCCGCAGCCGGAAAATGGGGCAGATCCGGCACAGGCACTTGAGCAGGCTAAACTTGGCATTCAGAATGTGCGCCTACATAAGGCGGTCCACGACCAATTCTTGCAGCAACAGCAGATGGCGCAAGCGCAGATGCAACAGGCCGCAAAGCCGCCCAGCGAAAGTATCAACTTCAAGGATGAAGACGCAAAGGGCCGCGAGCAGATGAACGCTCAGGCTGGCATCAAGGAAGCAGCACCAGAAGCGCAGGGTTCGGTGCAAAGGAACGCGGCACAGCCGGGAACTAAGGGAACAGCTACAGCATAGGAGAGTCACATGGCAGACGAGCTTGAAGTATTGGATGGAGCAGAACTAGAGACAGAGGGCGCGGAAGAAGTAGAGCAGGGATCGGAATCCGGCGCTGAGGGTGGCGAGCAACAGGAATCTGCGGAGACGGCTCCTGTGCGCGCGGCCAGCATATGGAAGCAAGTCGGAGAGCGCCTGAAAGACTCTCCGGACCTGCATCGTCAAGTCAAGCAAGCCCTCCACTTCATGGAGGATGCAAATAAGCGATTCCCGGATGGCGTAGCGAAGGCCGCCGAGCGCCTTGGACTCATCTCGCAGCTCGACGATAACCCGGAAGATCCGGACTACGTGCCCGGATCGATGCCCATTGAGCAGGTTATCTCGAATACATTGGCCGAGCGAGGATTCTGGCGGGACTACGACAACGCATTTCAGGCCGGAGACCCGAAAATCATCAATCAGATGATCGAGGCGAACCCGGAGGCATTTCAGAAGCTCATCCCCCAAGCCATGGACCGATTCGCGGAGGTCAATCCAGAGGGATTCTCGGCTTATGTGTGCAAATCTGTGTCCGGCTACCTGAATAATGCACAGATCCCCCTCCAGATGGCTCTCCTGGAGCGTGTTCTGCCCTCAGACAGCGACGATCCTGGCCTGAAGACAGTCATCGAAGCATTCAAGGCGATCAAGGGTGTCGTGGAGCAGATCAATACGACCGCCAAGAACCCAATTCAGCCCAAAGCAATCGAGCAGACGCGCAAAGAGGGCGGCGGAAGCGAATCTTTGGAGCAGCGCGAGATGAATGTGCGACACGACGAGTGGCTCCGCGAGATTCGACCGCGTTCCGAGTCTTTTACGGTCGCTGAAGTGCAAAAAATCTCTCCAAAGTCAAAATTCACGGAGACTGAGATTGGCGCCATCCGAAATGCAGTCAAAGAAGAGATCAACGCTCGCGTAGCCGCAGATTTTGGATACCAGAAGAAGATCAAAGGGTTTCTCAAGGCAAATAACAAGACAGCCTACGCAATGACGGTGGAATCCCAGCACAAGAAGATTATCCCAGGAGCCGTAAAGCGGGCCGTGGACGATGTGCTGGCCAAGCGCAAGGCCGGAGGCGTGAAGAAGCCCGCCCAGCAAGTCGCGCGGCCCGCTGGAGAGTCTCAGCAGCAAGCGGGCAATGAATACGAGTGGATTTCCGATTCTCCGACGCGGCTCGGGTTGAAAGTGGACTTCCGCCGTGGCGGAATCATGGCGGACAACCGGGCGTGGATTGTTGGCCGGCAAAAGCCGGTGAAGTGGAAGAAGAAGTAAGTATAATGGGGTTGTGGAGGTTACCGCTTCCTTATATTGTGGAGATGACCAAGTCTGCCGCTGCGCGTGATGCGATGAAGGACGGTTTCCGGTTCAAGGCTGACCACTATTGCAAAATTAAGCCCTCGTGATATAGTGCTTACCAGAGCAAATGTTCGAAAGAAGTCTGGGATGACACCCGGTAAACAAATGGCTTCTTATGCGAACTTCGTCTGCGCGAAACGGTGATGGCGGACCGACCCAAACCGCGAGGCCTCGTAAAACAGGCCGAACTGGGGACGCTGTAGCGATCAAATCTCACACGAGAGAGGATTGTTATGGCTATCGCCAATGCAGCGCAGGCTCTTGCATCTGAGCAGGAGTACGTAAGGCCGGAACTGGAAAATTACGTTCTCCAGCAGTCCGTGCTTTTGAAAGAAATCCAGAAATCCAAGATCAAGGCGGTTTCCGACCGTCCTTCCCGTATTCCCACCATGCCGTCCCTCGGCGGCAAGCCCCGTGTCGGCAACATGAATGGCGTTGACATGGGCATCGGCTCCGGACCGAACCAGGTTCCCGGCCAGATCACCCCGGTTTGCTATATTCACGCCTTCAGCTATACCAAGCAGGCTGAGTACGCGACCGATTCCGACGAAAAGGCAATCGAGAACTTCGCCACCCTTACCCGGACATTGGCTCCCGAGCGGTTTGCCGACTTCCTCGAAACCATTTTGCAGGGCGATGCGTCGAACACCATCGATACGGTCGTCTCCGTCAACAGTTCTGGCGGGAACATTGTTTCACTCGGCGTCAATTCCGCCAACCTGTTCCTTGACGATGAAGACTTGGATGTGTGGACTTCCGTTGGCGGCGCGTTTGTCTGCACCATCACCGTTCAAGATTCCGACATCAGCGCGAACATCATCGTGCTGGCAAACCCGGTTCCGACGGGAACCATTACGGCTGGTATGAAGCTGCTGGTCAGTGGCGCGTCAGGTCAGGCGAACACCGGCATGAATGGCTTGCGCTATTACCAGGTGGCCACCGATACCGGCAACTGGTTGACCGTGCAACGTTCCGCATGGCAGGGCAAGTACATTGCCCAGAATATCGCCGTCAATGGAGCCTTGACGCCGCAGATCGTTCGCGCGGTGCACTCGCAGATTCAACTCGCCATGGGCAAAAAGAAGGCGGATGCGGACGAGCTTGTAGCGCACGCCACCGTCAACGAGCAGAATGCCTGGGAGCAGAACGCGCTCTTGGTCCAGCACATCAACATGTCGGATCTGAAAGGCTCTGAATCTGAAGACATGCTGAAGCGGGAAGCAAGCTCGACCATCGCGGGACGCCGGTTCCTCATCAACGAACGCGCGGTTCCGGGCTACATCGACTTCCTGGCGCTGAAGAATGCTTCGATGGTCGAAACCAAGTCCATCGACTTCTACGACGTAGGCGGACAAACGCTCTTTGGCCTCATCGGACAGAGCGGCGGCCAAGCGTCCGGACTCGTGTTTTATATGGTGGCTGAATTGAACCTCGTTTGGGTACAAACCCGCATGAATGCCTTCTTAAACGGCATTGCAATCGAGAAGGGCCTGTACGGACAGTGATGAGCGAACGCGTTCAACTCTGCGGGGAGATTCCGGAGCCGCGTCACTGGCCTATGATGCCGATGAGCGTCTATGGAACCATCCCCGGCAGGGTTGATCCGCTTTTCAGGATCGTTTTCGCGCCAACGGTGCACACACTGGTAGGAGGAGAATTCACCAATCCTGACACCGGAAGTGTGGAATTTACCGGCTACCAGGCTCGACCAATTTACGAGTACGTAGGCGACAAGTGGGTGATGGAGAAGTGGGTTTCCGCTTTTGAATTCACCAAGCAGACCGAGATGGAGTATCGAGCGCAGTGGGAAGATCCGATCACGCATCTTTGTTTGACCGGGCCATATCCGCGCAACGGCGCTTACCAGATAGTTCACGTATTCAGCAAGCCTGAGATGATTGGCGCTGCCGGGATTGTGGCGGCATTGGTCAATAAGGCGAAGTTCAATTCAAAGGCAGCGAATCGGGCAGCAATTGAGCACGCTCAGGCAAAAGCCAAACAGGACAGATTCCAGAACAATTTTGATCGGATGAGGGACAAGGAGCGAGTGGCCGGGATCAGGCCGGCAAACATCGGCGGACGCGTTAAGGCGCTGAAGTCGTTTCCGGAATTGCAAGACGCCCGCGCTCTCGGCCTCCCAACACGCGGAGCGCGTCAGATTAAGCCCAGCTCGGGAGAGCTTCAGGTAGCAGGATACTAGGAGGATTCATGTCGGCAAACGATGTAATCGAACGGGCATCGCACCGAGTGCAGCCGCAAACCGTAGCCGAGAGGTCTATCGGGCAGAAACAGTCTATTGGGCGTTCGCGCATTCTTCCGCTCAAGCTGAAGGTTATCGAGGATCTGAAGAAAGATAAGATACACATCTTCAATGTGGGGCCGTGGGCGCAGATCGTCAATACCGGCTCTACCGGGACCTTCACGATACCGGCTTGCACGGAAGGAAAACCTTACGTCGAGTTGCTGGTGCTCAATCCAAAAAGCGGAAAGGGAGAACCTCCAATCTCCGTAATTATGGAGGAATTCGTCATCAAGTCCGAGGACGAAATGACTTCACTGACCGAGGATGGATGGAACTTCGCGCAGGCGATGCTCGGTATCGGCAGAGGTCATCCCGGTCGCCGGTTGACGCGCTTCGGTATCTTCGCATCCCGCAATGAGGTCCCAACCGCGCAGGAGCTTGGCGAGGCTCGGAGCGAACTTGAGGTCGAATGCACCAAAATCGTGACTTGGGCCAGTAACACCCACGCGACAGATCGCAAGCTGTTTGCCCGCTGCCTTGGTGCTGCTCCGGAAGTCTATTTCCTGGCCGCTAAGGTGCTGGGGCGCGACAATCCCGCCGATTCCCCATGGATGGGAGATGCGCAGCCCGCCAAGCGTCTCAAGTGCAAGATGTGTGGGCGCGTGGTAGACGACGACGTGGCGACGTGCGAAGCGGGCCATGTTGTGAACATGGAACTGTTTCTGGAGCTTCAAGCCGCCGACGAGCAGCTTAAGGCCGCAATTGCCGCGAGACCGAAAGGCAAGTAAGTGCCCCTGCCTCCTCCTCAGCCGACGATGCCGACAGACACGGTAGATTCCGTGCTGAACCTCGTTCGCTCCAAGATGCTCGATACCATCGGGTCTTTGGCTGGGGATATTTTGCAGGATTCACAGCCCTTCATGCAGGAGTACACAAACGCTGGCTGGAGGGAACTTCAATTCTTTCTTGCCACGCTCGGCTACTCGGTATTCAAGCAGCCATTTTTGGGCTTGGCGTATCCGGTGGTCGATTCGGTTGACCCAGCCTTATGGACAAGCCTCACATGGAGCGCGTTCACCAATTGCAGCGGTACGGAAGTGGCACCCCCGTATGTGACGGTTCTTCCCCAGAACATGATTCTTCCACTGCGCATCGGAGAAAGACTGACGGGGAGCCAGTCCAGCTTTCAGCCAATGCAGATGGCTAAGGACTACCTTCCCGAGCCGCGTAAGGGTCCATACAATGGCTGGTGGCTATGGGAGAACAACACGCTCTATATGCCAGGCTCGATCTATTCGATGGACTTGCGGATGGAGTTAGCGATTTACTTGCCGGACTTCATTACGCAAGGTGACTTGGAGTGGCAGAATCAGCCGGTCCCGATCATGCGAGCAAAAACAGCTCTGGCGTACTTCATTGCCGATGAAGTTGTTCAGGCCCGAGAGGATTTATCGGGATCGTTCACCGCAAAGGCACAACAGGCCGCGCGGCAGATCTACAACATCGAAGTCTCACAGAAACAGCGTGTTCCTACCCAGCGCCGCCCCTATTGCGGCAATCGTTCAGGGTATGGATACGGCGTTTGGTAGGAGGAACCATGGCGGTATCGTTCGCACTTGACAACAGCATCCTTCCGCAGGGAGCGGATGTAACCGACCGCGAGCAGTTTTATGTGGGCACGCTCACTTTCTCTGGAAGCTATTCGACCGGCGGCGATACTCTGTCGTTTGCCGTAGCCGGAGTTTCCAGCAACTCTGTTCCCGTGCGGGTTGAGATCTACGAGCAACCGAGCACGAGCCAGACTGCTACCGGCTATAGCTTCATCTACGCCCTTGGGGCGACTATCGCGAACGGTAAGGTCCAAATCTTCTCTACGCAGGGCACTCAGTTTGCCGCAGGAGCGTATGGATCGACGTTCGCGACCACGGTGGTCAAAGCGCGTGTATGGCTTCCGCTGGGGCGCTAAATGCCGATCAACGCATCGGGAGCCGTTGGCGCAGCCCTGGAGGTCTTCGGATCTTGGGTTACCGACGTGTCTCCCGATGCGCTTCCTGAGAATGTCTCACCCGATAATCAGGATTTGATTTATGGGCCGGGCTTCACAGGGTCCCGTCCGGCCTTTCAGAAAATCCCAGGAATCAGCTTTCCTCCAGTCGGCGGCGTCACGCCCACGGCGGTGTATGGGAAGAGTTTCGTCACGCCCGCGGGGAACATCAAGAATCTGTATCTTGATTCTGCCGGTAGATTGTGGGTTGAAGATTTAACCAACACTCCTGGGGCAATTTCCCAATTAGCTCAGTCGATTCCCGGCAGCCTGTGCAGGTCCATCACCAAATTCGGGCGCGAGTATATCGCCATCTCGGATGGACTGCATGGGACGGAAGTCCCTCTGCAATACGATGGCACTTATCTTGACCGGTACACGATGGACGGTCCGGGTGCGCCGCCGGTGGTGACCAGCGTGGCTTTGCCATCATCTCAAATGGTCTCCAGTGGAAACACGCTCACGCGGAGCAACGACCAGGTACTGTGTGCCACAGCTACCGCGCACTATCTGAAGGTTGGCTACCAGGCGCAGATTTCCAATGTGCCTGACTCAAATGCGACAACGGTAAACCAGGAGAGAACCTCCGCATCGCAAACCGCGTCTAGCGCGTGGTCATTTGTCGGAAGCCAGTGGAGGTCTAACTTCAATCCCGGAACCTCGGCGCTTTCTGCGTTTGTGGCTGGAGGGTTCGGATTCAATATCCCATCGGCGGCAACCATTTTGGGAGTTGTTGTTAGTTTTGGGATAAATTCCCAGTCCACCACCACCGGAACGATTTACCAGGTCGCACTCTTTAACTCTGGATCTCAGATCGGCACCGCCAAGTCTCCGGCCACCGCAATCACCACGACCATTACAAACAACTCCTACGGAGGCGCAGCCGATCAGTGGGGAGCAAGCCCAACTCCAACCATAATCAACAGCCCTACGTTCGCTTTTGCCGTGTCGGCAACCTGCGACTCCGTGCGTGTCTTCCTGAACGGCCCTTACATGGTGCAGGTGTACTACACGCTTTCCGGCTCAGGCACGGTGGCAACCGTATCGTCTATCGTCATCGACGCGGAAGTAGCCCCAGGATTGGCGCTGGTGACGACTCTTCAGCCGCATGGACTGATACCCGGAATCGACGTATCTATTGTGGGAGTTGAACCGGCGTCTGTTTCGGCCATCGCCTCGGCGCAGTGGACGGCAGGCAAGACAACTCTTACGACAGTGAACAATCATAAGCTCCAGCCGGGTGCTGTCATACAGGTGTCGAGTGTCACCACGTCGACCGGGTCTACTTCCTTCAGCTTCAACGCCAACAGTGTCACGGTGGAGTCCGTGCCATCTCCGAACCAGATTTCCTACTTCCAAACGCCCATCACGGCTACCGATCCAGACGTGATCAATGCCACGGCGGATACCGGTACGGTGTATGTCGCTTGGCCGATCCCAGACAACACGCCCACGCCCAATTATTTTTCCGTCGATTCGTGTCCCACCCCGACGACTTTTTATATCGCGGTAAGTTATGCGGATGGAACGTGGACTAGCGGGACGGTTGGATTTCAGTGGGAGGGAACATTCTTCGTCACCGAGGTTGTGGACCCGCAACATTTCTACTACTACCAGCCGGGACCGAACGGCTCGACATCGGCGGTTGGGACTGTAACTCCCTTTGGTCAGGCCGCGCCGGGATTGCACCTGTGCCAAGTTCTCTGGCTCACTCGCCAAGGGGCCATTCCCGCCCCGTCGCCGCCCGTGAGCGTGATCTTGAACGGCGGCCAGTACGTGAGCGTTACCAACATCCCCTATGGCCCTCCAAACGTGATTGCAAGGATTCTGGCATTCACCGGAGCGCAGGCGGATGTTCCTGGGCAGTTGCCGCCATTTTTCTATATCCCGTTTCCCGCTCAATTGGAGGGACAGGTAGTTTCAACTTCCACTGTAGTAAACGACAACACGACCACGAGCGCGTTTCTGGATTTCTCGGACAACACTCTCTATGCCGCAACCGGGATCAGCCTGCCTGGAAACAATCTCGCGAATCAGATCGTTCTTGACGGCGCTCTTGGGTTTCGTACCTACTTGTCGCGGCTCATTTCGTTTGGTCAGAGAAACGTCATTCAGAATTTACTCAATCTTGGTTTCGAGGGAGGATGGAGTCCCTTTTACCATTCCGTCCAGGGAGACAATCTCAATTATCCGCTTGGGTGGACCGCGAACCCCGCCTATTGGGGTACTGGAATTTTGGTCAATGACCATTTTGGAATGGCGTGGCAAATCACGCTTGGTCAATCCACTGCCCAATATGGAAACTTGAGACAATCTGGATACCTGGATGCCTATGGAGACCCGATATTCCTCGGAAACCAAACCTACTCCATACGATTCTGGGCGCACACGAACGGCGACACGACATTCCAAAGCCCGACGATCATTTTTGAACTTTCCAGCAGTTCGACTTCATTTGTTTCCTCGGTCATCGTTCCGATTGCCAATTCGACGCAGGGCCAATGGTACGAGGCGCAATTCTCTGCGGAACTTCCCGATAACATCCCTTCCGATTTGACATTTCAGTTCTGGGGCGGTGGCGTGTCGCTTTCTGGGGCGGGGACGATCACGATAGATGACATTCAACCGATCTTCGCTCAAACTCCATACCTCGAAAACAAGTCCTATGCGAGCTACGTAAACAATCCCGAGGGAATTGATGGAGATACCGGCCAATGGGGACCAGTCGACACAGCCAAAATCATGGATATGGGCATTGTCCGTGGCACCTTGTGCATCGTTACTCAAGCGCCATCGGGAAAATTGCACGAGACGACAGGCGGCGCCGTAACCGAGCCGTCGGGATGGGAAGTTGAGCCTATCGCCGGAAGTTGCGGCGCATTGTCCGCGTTCGGGTTGACGGTTTCGCAGGCAGACGACGCCACTGAGGCTGGTGGAGAAGATTGGATGGCCTGGGCTAGCGACGTTGGAGCCGTGATCTATGGCGGCGGCTTACCGGAAAAGATTTCTCAGGAGATTCAGCCAAACTGGAACTATCCCGCAACGCCGAATGCTTCGATTCAAATCAACATGGCGGCGGCAACAACGGCATGGGCATTGAACGATCCGGTATCTCGCCTGCTGATGTTCGGTCTGCCGATTGGCGCTGCTACTGCTCCCAGCCAGATCTATGTTTTGGATTATCAGCACTTGGGAAACGCGCAGGCTATCGCCAGTTCTCCCCCGTTCCATCCGTCGTTTTCTGGAAAGCTCATTGCTACCGACAATTCCAGGAAGTGGACTCACTGGATAAGCACCATGAATGGGGCCGCTCGGATGTATCGTTCACCGGGATCGCTGACGACGTGCTTCTTCGGTGGAAACGGCCAGGCTCCCGGATTGGCGTCTGGATACGGCAACGTCTACACTTTGAATCCGGCGATGACGATAGACGACGATTATGGACAATTCTTTCCGTACTACACGACCTACGCATTCATCGACCCTGAACGCAGGCAGCAGATGCAACTCAAGAATGGAAGACTTTTGCTGGCATTCGTGCTCGCTCAGATTCAAGCAATCGCGGGAGACACGAACTCGCAGGTGACGCTCGAATATTATCCAGACAATCTGAATAATCCGTGGCCGCTGTCTACCACCAGAACACTGACCGCCAATTTCTACAAAGATCGCAACTTTGGCGGCGGCATGGCTCAGGGAGACAGGATATTCATCAAAATCTACCCGTCTCCGGTTTCCGGCATTGGGTGCAGCTTTGTGCTGACCAGACTGGAAGCCTTTTTCAGGAACGCGCGTATTCTAGTGCTTGGGGTGAACCAATAATGCCAGCTAACATTCGCAATCTGGACTGGATACGCAGCCTCAAGCTAGATGGGCATCCTGAGTTCGGTGCGCGGCTATTTGAAGCGCTCACGGACGTGAGGACCGGGCTGGGCACCTTGGAGCAGCAGACCAACAGCAATCTCCAGGGAACGCCCGCGCCGCCTCCCACTCCCGATGCGCTCCAAATCGTGCCTCATCCCCAGGGAGTGCAATATGCGATCACGCACAAGTCCGACTTTTATCAGGGAGTGACATATGAGATCGATGCGACGGCCGGCGGCGTAACCCATACCTACGACGTGGGGACCTCAAGGAACGGCGTTTTGCCGGTGGGAGCACTTCTTGCCAACTACCAGGTGCGGGCGCGCTACTCCAGTGGAGCATCAACGCCTCCTGTGCGCTTTCCAAATGCGGTAACGGGCGGCAGGGGCTCGCCGACACTGCTTCCTTCTCAGGCGGCAGGCACTACCAAGGCAGGCCAACCGCCAGGCTTCGGCGGCCCATATCGAGGCGCGAATCCGCCAACGAGGAATGTGTGATAACGAGGACAGCCAAACCGGAAGATTACGATACGCTCAAGCGGCTTCATGCCGAGAGTGGTCTGGATTTCCCGTTTCCCGCTCTCGATTCTCCGACGATGGAAGCTTTAGAGGTAGTAGTAGACGAGCGCGGGGAGATTATTCTCGGGGCGGTGGCGCAGAGGACTTTGGAAATCTACCTATTTTCTCCGGCTGGGCAGTTGCACCCAGTAGTCAAGATGGAGGGGATCAGGTTATTGCATGGTGCGATTCGGGATACCATAGCAAAAAAGGGGTACTCAGAGGGCTTTTCGTTCATTCCGCCACAGATCGAAAAGTCCTACGGACGACATCTACGCAGGTGGTTTGGGTGGGAAAAGACTTGGCCCGCCTACCGTATTTTGGATTGGAAGGGAGTGCCGAAAAATGCCTAAAGGCGTAGAACAAAACCAATTAGCTAATAGCGCAACCGGGCAGAACCTTTCCAATCAACTCACGGCGAACGCCGCGAACGTATATGGGGGGTTGGAGCCGACACTTGCAGCCCGCGCCGCGCATCCCGTGGGATATACGCCGGGAGAAAAAGCGGCAATCAACACGTCCGCTCAACAGTCCGCAGGCGGGACAAATGCCGGTGCCGTTGGCGGCGGCGGTCTCTACGCGGCCAGAACGAGGAACGCGGGTGCTGGACAGTCCGCAATTGGATCAGCTTCGAGGGCGGCGGGCGCAAATCTTTCGAGGGCAGCAACAGGAACCGAAGTGCAAAGCGCAAACCTTGGCCAGCAGAATCAGCGCGGGGCATTGGGTGGACTAGAAGGCGTCATGGGGACTGAGCAGAGCGGTGGATTGAACGCTCTCGGGTTGAGCAATCAGGCGCTTTCCGGGGCTGATTCCAGCGCGGCAAACGATCCGTGGATGAAGCTCTTGATGCAGGGCATAAACAGTGGCGGCCAAGTAGGAGCCGCGGCGCTCTCTGGGGGAGGATAGATGGCTACGTCAGCGATAATTCCGCAGCCGACAGGAAATCCTCTCCTTGATAATCCAGCACTCAAGGCGCAACTCGTCGCGTCCATGCAAAAGCCAGCATCTCCGCAAATGCAGGGAGCCGTGATGCCTCCTGCGAATGGCCCGGAGCCAGCATCGGTAAATCTTCCTATGCCTGCTCCTTCGATGCCGTCCACGCCCTCTCCAAAGGTCAATGCCCCTCGCGGCACATCGACAGGAGACGAAGCGGAGTTGTCGCGCAAGCTGAGCACCGGATCGGGAATTTCTCAGATTTCAGGGAAGATTGAAAATAGCGGCCTTGGGCAGGCGCATCCACTATTGGGGAAGATTCTCGGCATCGGAGCGCAGGGACTTGCGCAGTTAGGGGATATTGGACTTCGCGCAGTAGCTCCCTCGGTTGATCTTGCTACTCCAGGAACATCCTTACATCATCTCGCAGATGTGCGCGGAGATCAGCATCAGGTAGCTCAGGATGTGGCCAATGAGGGGAAACAAGCCCAGACGCGGGAAACCAATTCACTTCCCGCCTTGCACGAGGCACAAGCGGCTCTCGGTGCCGAAAAATTAGGCGAAACTCAGGAGCACCACCAGTCGCAGATCGAAGAACAGCTCCATACGCATGGATACAAGACTGCCGAAGATGGCACGATCCAGCCGCTGGCTTACGGAGAAATGTCCGAGCAGCAGCAAGCGGTGCATGACCTGAAAGCATCTCAGGAAGAGCTTGCAGACGCATCATCGGCTCTTAAAAAGGTTCAGGCTGATCCGAACAGTCCGCAAGCTAGAATTGCACAGCAGAGGATAGAGGGCGCAAATCAGGCTCGCCAAATTGCCCTTCGTAGGCTGGGACTGTCACAGCAGGAGTTCCAGGCAAATTACTACGGCACCGATACGGCTGGAAACGCATTGCCGGGCGCTCCCGCGACGGCTACAGGGCAGCCCGAAGGCATCAAGGTTGCGTCTCTTACCAAACCTGGAGTCACGGCGCAAGGAAAGGCGTCTCAGGGCAGGGCGGTGGTGGAGTCCGCGACCGATCTCAAAGACTTCATCGATAAGAACAAGGGAGCGTTTGGCAACATCGATCAATACTGGCAGCAGTATATGAACGGTACCCCCATTGCCGACCCAACGGCGTCGAAGGCCATGGCGAAGATTGCCAGCTTTGCGGCTTTGCAGCCAGCTTTGCATGGTTTCAAGTCGCATGACGCAATGCGCGAGTTTGCCAAGATGATCGGAGGAATTCCGAAGAATCCGGAAGCTCTCAAGGCCGCTATCGACGGGCTGGTAGAGTCTGCGGCAACGCCGATGATCCATGCGGGAACCATGAGGACGGTTGATCAAGGGAAGCCGAATCAGGCACCACAGCGACCGCCCA